GTCTTAGACCATGGCATTGACTCGCCGGAAGCGCAGGACGCGCTTAACGAGCATCTGAGCGGTTTAGATGAAGCCTTAGATCTCTCAGCGGAACGGTATTGTGGTTTTATACGCGAGCTAGAGATGCGAGCGGAGGCGAGGAGCAAGGAAGCTTCTCGCATCCGTGCGCTCGCGGCGGCTGATGATGCCCTTGCCACGCGCCTCAAGGAAAGACTAAAGGCGGCAATGGAGACGGCTGGCAGGTTGAAGATGGAACTGCCGAGTTTCAAACTTTCGATTGCTAGCAACGGAGGCAAGCAGTCGCTTCAGATTGACGACGATGCCATCAAGGGACTTGAAGTCCCGCTCGTCAAGATCGTCACCGAGCCAAACAAGGAAGCGATCCGAATTGTCCTTGAGGCTGGCGGCGAGATCCCCGGATGCCGCTTGCTCCCTCGCGGGACAAGCCTTCGCATCCGCTGACCTACTACCTTGCCTCTCCCTCGCCGTTGCCTTCGGGTGGCGGCGAGGTTTCTTTTTGCCCGAATGGGATCAGGCGGTTCAGCGCCTCGCGCCGCTTCGCGCACGGGCCGCAGGAACCCGCCTTGATGCCAACGGCGCTCGTCATCGCTGCGACCACGTCACCGAGTCCACGCATCCGAGGGGGCGCAACCGTTCCCGGCGCTGGTGGCTGCATTTCGGTGGTCAGCTTGGCGCGGGCAACGGCAGGTCGAGCGCCGAGGAAGAGGGGCGGGTCAACGACATTGCCTTCCCGCGTCTCGCGCTCCTCGCAGGTCGCGCACTTGGCTACGTCAAGGTTCTTGAGGCAGATGGGTTGTGTGCCAGCCACGCGCCACGACTTGCAATCCATGATCGGGAGCGAGATGCCGGATACGTTGAGCGTGCCGATGGTCATGATGTGAGGGCGACGATTGAGCCGTCAGACTTGCAGTAAATTTTGGGGTCTTGGAACGAGCGTAAGCAAGGTTGCGGAAGGGGATGGTCGATATCCCATTGACCGCCCGGCGAGCAGTCTGCTCCCTGTGGGCAACACGGCGCGACTTCATAGGTGAATGGGTAGGCGTAGCAACCCGTGCGCGGGTCAGGCATCCCGGGACAGAGCGAAGACCAGCCGTAGACAAGGACGATGATGTTGTTGCCAATCGTGACCGTGATGTCATCAAGCGGCCAACCATCGCGGGCTTCGCAGTTGGTCGCGTCTTGGTAGAAAGCAATGTCCACGCAGATCGGGATATCTGGCGACGCGTATTCCTGCACGCGCTTCATGGTGTACCGCTGCCCAAACGAATACTCAGGGAAGGACAGGCATTGAATGACGAAGTTGTTCGGGGTCGCGGTGATAGCCGAGATGGACGCGTTACAGGTGTTTTCGCTTGTCATCCGCCAAGGGTGATCGACAAGCAAGGTCTGCGACGCGCAGGCGTAGTAGCGAGTGGACGCGCCAACGAGCGTGACGGTGATGTCTTGATTTCCGTTCGTGAACTCCACGCGGTCAACCGTCAACGTGTCGCCCTCAGAGAACCCGGGGCGGTCGTTTGGGGTTTGCCAGTCGCAGGTAACGCAGGACTGGCGATTGCCGAACCAGAAGTATGCCGACCACGGTGGGATGCCGGAAGCCGTCACCAGCGCACCAATGCGGGTATTGATGCGCTCGGCAATGTGCGCGGCGTTGCCGGAGAAGATGACGATGTCAAGACCGCAGACACTCAGCTTGGGCGCTCCGAGTGTTCCCCAGCCTGTGGCAACTGTGTTGTTTTGGTCGATATGGACAATCCCGGACACACCAAGGAAGAGGGCATTCAGCGCTGCCTGAGCGCCCGGGCTTTCGGGGTCGATCCCCGGCGCAAAGCAGGCCGGGAAGACGATGGTCATGATGTCCTCTTCATGGACGGGGCATCCGAAACTGCCGAGCGAGTAGCACGTCCGTACGTCATACGTCTCAAAGCGATCCTCGAAACTATCGCAGAAGTTAGGATCTTGAGCGCAGTTTCCTGTAGTGTTGCCGCAACAATCGCCTTCAGGGTCGCAATCCGGACAATTCATGTATTGGATGTAGGACTGGGTGACTTGGTTCGGGCAGTTGGCAGGGCTAGCGGGGTCGCGCACGGTGCAGAAACCCATCTCCTGCGACATACCCACGTCGAGGCTAACGATCTCAACTGGCGGCCCGTGGTCGCAACGAACGTCCCACGGCACTCCAATCGTCTCAATGCAGGTACGGGCGGAGCTTGCAACCGTGACGCTCTTCCCCTTGACCGTGCCAGCCTGATCCTTGAAGTCGTAGCACTCGGCTACCAATTCCTCGCAAGGGAGTTGCGTGTTGTTCGCAATGGCAGGGCCGTACTGAGGGATTTGGATGTTGGCAATCCCGCCGGGGTTCCCTTGCTGCTGGGGATCGGCATAGCAACACGGGTTTTCCCCTACAACGCGGTTCTTGATCTCGACTAAATAGCCCACGTTGACTGGGTAAATCGAGAGCGGGTTCGGGCATGGCAGGGCTTCCGTCCCGATTAGGACATAAATACAGCAGTCATAGCTGATGAAATAGCACTTTGTCGCAGTCTCTGGCGGGTCGGGAATGCCTATCGAGATCAGATAGCCGATGCAGAACTCAATGCGGTCAGGAGCTTGAGCGCAATCAGGCTCGCAGCAATAATCGGCGAAGTAGTCCTCGCACTTGAGGGCGTACCACAACACGCCGGGGTCGCAGCAACACGAAACCGCCGGGAGTGCGCTCACGCGACTATGACAATGCAGAGGGCGAGGATGAAGATACGAATCATCGCTTTGCCTTCTTCATGCAGAGATACCAACCAGCGCCGAACGCAACGGCGGCAGCGGCGAGTGCGAACCAGATATTCCCTAAGGTGTCTGCAAGAATCATGTCTATGCCTTTCGTCGAGTCTTTGATTTTCTAAACGCCGCATCGAACAAAGGATCCTGTGCCCGCATCGCGGCCACCATTTCCCGCTCGCCCTCAGGGCGATCTGTATCTAGCATATCGACCGCAAGCTCCGCCGCAACTACTTTCCGGCGAGGAAGCCAGCCAATAGCGACCCGTATCGCCGTCCCTAGCCCGGTCTGCCACAGGACAATGACGAGCGCCACCGCGACCACGGCCACCGCCCCGTAGGTCAGCATGGTCATCCACGCAGGGGTCTTGTCCTCCACCCCGGACAGGCTGACATGAATCCCGGACGCGAGCGCCTCGATACGGGTAGCCCGGGCAACAACCTCCGCGTCCCCGGTTTCCGTCCCGCGCTGGATCAGACCCTGCGCCTCGGCGCGGATGTCGTTGGACGACTGCGCGATCCTCTGCACGGGGCTACAACCCGCGAGGAGGGCAAGCATGGCGAAGGTGAGCCACCAACGGCTCAACGCTTCTCGATACGCGTAACGCGATCTTCTAGCCCGCGCACGCGCTCCCCAATGACCTGTATCTGTGCGCTGCCAGCGGTCGCCATTTCTTGAATCTTGCCTAGCTCGCTCGCCATCTTTTCGAGGCTGCGCGTCTGCTGCTCGTCGCGTTCCGAACGACTGCCAGCGTAGATAAGCGCGGCCACTAAAGCCGTGACCGCCACGCAGAACTGGGCAAAGCGAAGCCATCGGTCGATAGATGAGGCTGTTTCGAGGGTCATGTTATGGAGGGGTAATGATGCTGTCGGTGTTGGCCGTGTTGTTGTATTCCGGAGGAACAAATGTGCTTGCCACAAGCGCCCCAGCCGAACTGTATTCGGTCACGACATGGGTGTACCCATACCCACCAGTCTTTTGCACATTGCAAGCCGCCCCGGTATACGCTTGCCTTTGCGATATGTCGTTAATAAACATGATGCCGCTATTTGAATCGGCTGACGGGCGACGCGCAAGGAAAGGATACATTGGACTGTTTAAGTTTCCAATCCCTTGCAGGCTCATGTTATTAAACGAGTCTCGAATCGAACACCTAGACGCACTCTTATAGGTTGCCACGATTGGAATATTGGCTGGAATGTAGCCACTTCCGGTGGTTAGCAGAGTCGTCCCCGTAACCACTCCTCCAGTAAGTGAAGTAGATCCTGTAGCCTGAACAACAGTACCAGCAACTACCCCGCCACCAGTTGCAAACGTCAACGTAGGCGCAGAAACATATCCTGATCCGCCGTTAAGAATAATAAGCGAATTTACTGTGCCGTCCATATTTACACGAGCGACAACAACGGCTGTGTCTCCAGTTGGTGATGCCGAAGCGGTAACACGCGCAATATCGCCACACAGAAACGACCCTCCAAGATCACCGTTTTCAACAGTACATCCAACTGCATAGTCAAACCAAATAAGGGCTTCCCTTTTATTCGCTTCGGGCTGTGCGCTTCCGCCAGTAATAAGTGGGCCGCTTAAATTTGTATTTCTTATGCTAGTGTTGAATGTTATTTTTGCCTCACTATGGCTTCCAAATCGAATAGGGCAAGTTACATTTTCTGTATAAAAACCATCAATCGACGCGCACCTCCATGCTTTAATCCACATTCCATATCGGCCACCCTGTGCCGTCAAGTTAGAAAACGAACTTGATAAAGAAGTCCCCGAACCATGAACCCCGGTATTTGCTTGATAGTCAAGAAGGAAATTGATTTTTGTTTCTATGTTAGACGTGTACCAATTAGAACAACGATTGGCATTGAAATCAGCGCCACAAACAAAACCAATTTCCGTAATAACCGATCCGGATGTGTTTAAGTTTTTAAGTTCACAACCCCATACCTGATTGAAAATAAATCCATACTGACCACTAAATCCACGGAGGGTAATGTTGTTAATAATTCCGTCGGTGTAGTTTTTAACATACAAGGCGGTTGTTGCTGTTCCTGAAATTCTAAAGGCTCGCAACTCGTTTCCAAACGCAATACCAATAGGTGTCTGGGTTGTGCCGACCGCCGCTATTGCTGCGCCTGTAATGCTTGTGGCAACGATGTTTGAATTCTCGCCTACCCCGTAAATTGTGCGCTTTGGAGCGTTGGTGCTACTAGCGGGAATGGCGTTGATCGTAGACGTGATCTTGTAGTCGCCCGCTGGGATAAATACATTCAGCCCGGTAGTGATTGCCGCTTGAATTGCTGCTGTGTCATCCGCGACACCATCTCCTACTGCCCCGAAGTCTTTGACGCTCACGGTGTCGCGCAGCTTGTTCTGAAGCGTCCGCGTTGTCGCGCCGGCTCCTGCGGCAATGAACGACAGCCGCGCATCGTTGCCTATGGTCGCCGTAGTGCTTGTCGTGCCATAGGCAACGGCAAAGGAGCGGTTTGCGCTCAAGTCGCCGCCTCCGGTCAAACCCGTGCCTGCGGTCATGGTCGTAGCGCCGAGCGCCTTGGCGGCCAAGGATGCTGTTAGCCCTGTGATCTGCGCCTGCCCAAGGGTCAGGACATCAGAGCCGCCCGTTGCGTGTGAACTTGCATGGGTGTCTGGGGTGCGGGCGTTGCTTAGGCGGGCATCATTACCTACACAAGCAGTAGAGCCAGACGTTCCGTAAAGCGTGTTGAGGGTCACGTCCGCCGAAAGAGCGCCGCCACCACTTAAACCCGTGCCAGCAACGACCTGCCGTGTAGTTGCCACCTTAGCGGCAAGAGCCGCGCTCAGGCCAGTAATTTGAGATTGCGCCAAGGTAAGGGGGTCGGTTCCAATATCCGTATGACTGCTCGCATGAGCGGCTGGTGCGCCGCCACCTGAAAGCCGAGCATCGTTGCCTTGGCAGATCGTTCCGGCGGCTGTGCCGAAGTCTGCCGCAATGGTTCCCGTCCCGGTAACCGTTCCTCCGGTCAAACCCGTGCCAGCGGTGATGGCGGATACCGCCCCTACGTTGATGACGACATCGGCCATTAGACTGCTCCTGCTTTGGTGTTTACTTGGGCAGCGCCGAGCGAGATAAGCCGCTTGGTGACGCTGGAAGGGAAGAAGATGTCGAGGTCGTACCGGGCGCTGCCAAGGGGCATAGCGGCGGTCGTAGCGGCTGGGACTTTAATGGTTGCCACGGTCATGGCTACGTTCAGGGTAATCATTGGGCTTGCCCCAATGCTAGAAGCGACAAGGAAGCCAGCCACGTCAGGCTGGGACACGGTCAAGCGCCACTCGGTAGCCGTATTGAGGGCGGGGTAGGTGTTCGGCCACGTTCCCACGCTGACCGTCTCTTGGTATTCCGCGCCCCTTGAGAAGATGATGTTCCACCGCTGATTCATTTCCGCTCCTTGCTTGGTTCAACCTACGGCTGCTGTTCGGTGCAAGTTACCTTAACCGCGTTCGGCATTGAGAACCAATATTGCGGTTCATAGGGAGGAGTTGGCATTCCTTGATCCGTGTGCGTCGGAAACTGCTCAACCATGTGAACGATGGTGTCGTTGCAGATCGGGAGCGCCTCAACGGTCGCGTTGTTGTAGTGCGACTGAAGCACCCCGGGCGCAATGCGGGTCGGGCTGGTGTTCCCGTTCTCGGCCATGTTGCGGGCAACAACTGCGCCCGCCGCCGTGCGGGCGTATGCCCCGATGGAGACGCTTGGGGTAGCGCCAACGGTCGGGTTTGGTTCAACCTCCACAAACGAGTACGCCCAGCGCCAGTTGCCGTAGGACTGGTTACCTGTGATCTTTGCCGGGAACGAGCGGCACATAGGAGGCGGTACGTCAATGATGGTCGCCCCAACGCAGTTCCGGTACGCCTGCGCGTTGCCCTTGGCGGTAACGATATCCCTCGGCTCGCTCCAACTCGTCCCCTGCAACCCGAATCGCCAGTCGGTTTCGTCCGCCGAGGAGATCGTGTAGGGCGAGAACTCCCCATCAATGACCGCAAGGCGGTAGGAGACGTTCCCGAGTTGCCCGATGGTGACCGTTGTTGACGTGTACCACGGAATCCAACCAGCCCAGACCGTCCGCCCGAAGGGGATGTTTGAGTTTCGAGAGGCGTAGTCGTCCCGCATCTTGGTGGACAGGGTGGTCGGGTTCCAACCCGGCGAAGTCGTCAGCACCGCCCCGGTACTGTCCTGCACCACAATAGACGCGTCCGTGATGTAGGCCGCTCCGATGTCGTTTGGGGCGCGGACAAAGGTTGCCGCCGAGCCTGCCGCGTAGACCTGATTCGTTGTAAAACTCTGCCCGGTAGCGGGGACGTTGGCTAGGGTGCAGTTGTCGTAATAGGTCAGCCCCTCAACCATGCGCTGGGGGAACACCACGCTACAGGTGAGCGGAGCGCGAGCTTGATACCCCGTTTGGTTGTACAGGGAAACGAGTACGTTGCTACTCGTGGACGCGCCATTGACGGGCTGCATACCGCCGCGCATGGCGGTCTGGTAGAGCTGCATCCGGGTGTTGTACTGCGCCTTGAGGTTCGACCGGGCAATAAACCGAGTCACCGACCCGTCGCTAATGATGACCTGTTGATTGGCTACCGCGACCGCGTCAAGCACCATAGCAAGGCTGACGTTCGGGGAGCCATAAAGGTCGCTCAAGCGCCTCATGTACTCCGGGCTTTGCACCGTAAACCCGGTAGGGGCGGTCAGGTTGTCGGCGCTTGCCGCCGTCCCAATCTCTGTCAGGAGTTGGGTGTAGGTCAGAATCGGGGTAACCGAGTTCGTGTCATTGACCTGCCAGCGACCATCGGACGACCACGTTTGAGCGAGGGCGATACCAAGGACGGCCGCCGATGAAAACTGCCAGTACCAACGCTCGTCCACCAATTCCACTAGCACCGCGCCGCCTTGTTGCGTCCAATAGAACGGCTGCGGGGGTCGAGCGTACAAGCCGCTAATGACCACCGACAAGCCACTTGAATCCTCAAGGGTCAAGGAGACGGTGAGATTTGCAAACAGCGCCGCCACCTGAGTTGATGCAATCAGGAAGCTAGCGCGGGTGTTCTGCGTCATCCCGACTGGGACATCAACCGAGAACAGGTCAGCCTCTGGGATGCCGATCTGCCGCGCCGTGTCCTGCATGACAGCGTCAGGCAACAGGACAGGGATGATCGTCTGCCCTGACGTGATGTACGCCTGTACGCCCATTACGCGTAATCCTGTGCCGTGCCGACTTGGTAAGCCTGCGCGTTGCTACCAAGCGCCAATACGGAACTTGCTTCGATTTGGTTATTTGCGTCGTACCCAAGGGCAAGGGGAGCGGCAACGCTGGGGTTTGCGCCTGAAGGCCACCATTGTCGGCGACCGCTCACGGTTGAATACCCGTTGCTCGTTGCCCCACCGCCGTCATATGAGCAAAGCGTGCGCGTGTAGACCCCGATGAACGTGCGCTGTCCAGCCGGGTCAACGTCCCCGTGATTGACCTTCCAGTCGTCATTGATGACTATAAAGCCAGCAGGGATGGGGCGGAATGTCCGGACGGGTGGGACGTTGACGCGAGAGACAACAGTCGTTTCATCTAGGGTGACCGATGCCTTGCCCGTCTGGAACACGAAATCCGCGCCCTCGGTGTAGAGCGTTTGCATCCTGTGCATCCGCGTCTGGGTGTTGACGTTTGTCGTTGTCTTTGACTGCTCTACGGATGTTGTTTGTTCGCTGCCATTAAACTCGACAAGTGCTTGGCTAGTCTTAAACGGCCCCGCTTGAATAACCGTATTGATTTCGTCAAATTGAGTTTCCGGAACCCCAACATTAACGACCGGAGTTCCCAAAGGGCAATATTCGGTTAAGACATCAATGCACGAAGCGATTGCTATTGTTTGAGGGATCGGATTCTTTGCGCTCGTCTGGTTGGCATACCAATGCGGAACACCCGCCACTCCTTGATAAGAGCCATATGGGTCAGCATTAACAGGGCAAGAACGGTTTACATAAAGTATTTTGCCAATATAAACAGCAAGAGGAACCGGGAGAGACGCTACCCCTGCAATATCTGTTGCTATGGCTGGTGCAAGCGCGTCAATCTCAACGCGGACTTTTGCTTTCTTGAGCATCTCTTGCTCAGTCACCGCCAAGCGCATGATCTTGCAATGCTTAAAGACAATTCGGGACTGCGCTATAACAACAGCCGCCCAAATCAAATGCCGAACGTCTCCGTTAGCCGAACCCTCTAGTTCACACGAGAAACGCAATGAAGCCCATGTCAGTTGCTGGCGATTACGCTCGTAGGTAAACTCAGCCGTACCAGCGAACGCGCCATCGGGCATATTTGTCCGGGCTTGCGTATCAACAATTTCATAAATGAGCGAATTGCCTGCCTCGTTATAAGCAAACGTCTGCGACTCGCGCCTCCAGAACCCGGGCGAACTAGGGCGAAGAGGAGAAATTGCACGACGAAATAGATCCGCCCAAGGTAATTTCCCGTTTACCTGTGCCGCAGATCCACCGTTGACTACGACAGCCGTTGTCCCGGTCGCTGCGAGGTCAACCACCAACACGCCCGATACCGTGCGCGTGATATGCCCAGCCGCGTCAAGTGCGAAGCTTGATGTCCAGCGGTGCGAAATGATTGGATAAGGGGTAGGTGTTAAGGAATTCCCATCCGAAGACAATGCCGCTGAAATCGTGAAATTGACAACGCAAGCGCGGCGGCCGCTAATTTCAGTTACCGAAATAGACATTGTCGGCCCGCGCATGGTGTCGGGGTGGCTGATGTTGAGAAGGTTTTCCGTTCCCTCTGGCGTTGTTACGCTGACCAACACATTGTCCACGCGCCCGGTTCCAGTCCGGAACTTCTCTACCAAGTCGGTGTAGGTGTTTGTGCCGTCAGAAATCAATGCGCTGCCAGCAACATTGACCTCGTACCGGATGAGCGTGTACCCATCTTCGGCGTAGATGGGCTTCATGTCATACGCTGAAATGTTGGTGTAGGGGAGCGTGTATGTCGTTTGGTTATATTCAAACGATACGAATGTGCTTCCGTTGATTGGCATTAAACTCGCGCCCCCATGAGTCGTAGATCGTCTAGGAAAGGTTTATTGAGTTCTGAGAAGTTGACATTTGGCTTGGTATTGAGATTGATGTCCCGAATGTCTTTGCCCATTTTTTCAATCGAAACACCAAGATCCTTAAAGAAATTGCCCGGATTTGGAGGTAGAAGTTTTGCAGCCGTCTGGATTGCGCTGCCAAGCCATTCAAGAATCTTGCCAATGGTTTCAATGATTTTGGGTAGCCATGTTTCTAAATACTGCAACGCCTTGGCTAACTGTTTCATAATTGGGCCGACAATGGCGGCTCCTGCGGTAGCCAATACGGATTTAATCCGGAACATTGACCGCTCAACTTCACCTTCCGCCGACACCACATTCGCAGCCAATGCGCCGCCCATGTTCGCGGCTCGCATCTTCTCCCCCATCATTGCCATCTCATTCCCAAGGTCTGCAAGCTGAACGGCGGGGCTGTACTCGCGGATGTCGTCTACAAACGCTAGAACAAACTGGCGCAACTGCATAAACGCTTCGTAGATTTGCTTGGCGGCTTTGATTGCAAGACCAGCGGCAACCTTGGCGGCAGAAGCGAGCGCACTAATGACTGGCCCGATCATTTCCGAAATGCTTGAAAGTTTCGGAAGCGAACCAGACATTCCCCCAGCCATACCGCCCGAAGCGCCGCCAGCAGACGACCCGCCGCCCTCGTTGATGTCGATGGTGATCTTGCCTAAGTCTTGCATTACTGAACCTCCCAAGTCATTTCAAACGCGCACAGGAAAGTCTCGGTTCCACGCATCCAGCCGACCGCTTCGTCTACCGCTTCGATCTGCCCACCGCTGCGCCATGTAAGGGGAATGGTCAGCCGACCGCCGAGCGTGTTCTGGATCAGGAGCGTGCGTAGCCCGTCGATGAATTGCTCAATTCCCTCATCCCCGGCAATGCGCTCGGTAGCCCGGTTGGTGTTGTCAAACAGGCCGCGCCACCAGACCGTGATCTGAATGGTTGACTCAAGCAGACCAACGCCGCTACGAGGGTGCAGGGCAGCGTCGCCGCTCGGGATGATCTGTACCGCATACTGGGCAAGCATCTCGTCTCCGGGCTTCTCCGCTAGATAGACGGCATCCCCGTAGTTATTCGCGGACATCCAATTTCGGATCTCGTCACGCAACGCAATCCAGATGCCCGCGTTACTTTGCACGGTCATTGGTTTGCCGCCTTGTTGTGTTCCATGCTCATGCGGACGCGGAAGGCAAGATCGTTGTCCCCGGTAGCGGTTCGGATAGTGTGTTCTGTCAGCTCGGGCGACCCAAACGCGATAGCAATACCCTGCGCGAGCATGAGCGCGTTTCGCGCTTCAATCATGGGGATGTTCTGCGCGAGTCCCATTGCTGTTAGTCCGTCAAAGTCTGAGGGGAGCCGTCCGTAGGTTGCCAAGAATTGGGCAACCCCCCTTGTTATTTTCCCGCCTGCTCAACCGCCTTACCCATGCGAGCAAAGACTGCGAACAAGATCTCGTCCGACGCGTTAGCAGCTACTTCGGGCGAGCGCGCTACTTTTCTCAAGGCTGCGGCGACATCCGCGACTTGCGGCTGGCCGTCTTGCTTCCCGCTCAATGCGGCGAGCGCCTCGTTCCATTGAATCACCAACGCGCCGGACGGGATTTCTACGCGGAAGAGAAGCGGGTCGGTATCTGGGGTGAGGTCGATCATGTCAGGAAGTATAAGAGGCGGCGAGCAAATTGCTACCGTCTGGGATGGCGCGGAAGGTCAAACCCATACGCTGCTCGACGTTGCCGAATTGCGAGTGCGCGATTGCGTCACCCATCAGGTAGCAACGCCCAAAGGTGTAGCCCGTCTTCCCGACTGTTGCCGGGGCGACCTTGATACCAAACGTCCCGCTATCGCCAACCAAGAGGCGGCCAACGGTCGAGGTGTACGCCGCCCCGCGCTGGCGCGTTTGCACGCTTGTCAAAACCGCCGCATCCCACTTGACCAGCGTGACAGTAATCGTCGCGCTCGTGTTTTGAACCACCATTTCCTCAGGAGTCGCACCCGAGGCGACGGTTTTGATTTCATGGATGTTGTCCGAGTAGGAGACTTGCGGGAGGCTGTCGTTGTCGGTCTGCCCGAGTTCGACATACCCAGCGCCGACATTGACGAAGATTGACGTTGGGCCAGCGACGAAGATTGCGGTTGCCATTACTTGAGTTTTCCTTTGAGGATCTTTGCTAGACCGATTTTGATCGTTTTGCCTATGGCACTAAATTCTACGGATGTCGGGACGAGGAACGGACGGGCGGGAACGTCTACGCCGCCCCACGCCATGACGTAATCCTTGCCACGCGACAGGTTCTCGGTGTTGGGGTTCGCCCCGGTCGCATGGGTGCGCTTGCCCTTGCGGGTCAACGGGATGAAGTTCGGGCCGTCCGTTGAGAAGCCCTTCTCATGGTAGATGCCGTAGATAGCGCCGGACATCGTCACGGAGAGGCGGGCGGGGCCAGTCTGCTCGGCTTTCGCCCCAATCGACCGCAACAGGTTTCCCGTGTCGCGGAGAGGCTGACCGCCGTTCCGGTAGGACTGCCCGGACATCTTGTACTCGGTCACCATGACGTTCTTCACAACGACCGAGCCGTCTTTCTTCTTGCGGCTGATCGCCTTGAGGACTTGGCGGGTCGCGCTGGCAACCTCGCCTTCCCGGGGCTTCTTGGTCGTCCAGAACTCACCAGACATGGGCTTGAGCGCCGCGAGGGCGACTGTCTCCCCGTTCGGGCCGCGTCCTTGGCTTTGGGCAATGTGCTGCTTGGCGTAAGCCGAGATAGCCGCCGCAATGCCGTTACGGATTGCATCGTTGGCGAGCGCCTTGCTGATTCTTTTGCGCCACGGCTCCACGTCAGTTCCCCGGCATCGTGTTCGGGAGGCGAGGGCGGAAGAAGGCGGAGTTGCTTACCCCGTTGTAATACGCGAGCGTCTGTAGTGGGGTGGCTTGCACTTCGGGTAACCCGGCATTTGCCGCCTTGGCGACCGCGCCAAAGATCATCTTCCCGTCCCGGAGTGCTTCCAGCATTGAGTACGCCTGCTTGAGGCGCTGCTCCACGGCTGGGGTAATCTTCATGGCGCGGCGCTGAAAGAGCGCCTCAACCGCCAAGTCAATAACGAGCGTCATCAGCAGGGGGTCATGAGCCGCTGAGAGCGTCGTCAAATCCAAATCCGTGTAGATGTTGCCTACACGCGTGTACGCCTGCACGATCCCCGTAGCGCGTTCTAGCGCGTGCGTAGTCACCGGGTTGGAGCCGAGCATAGGACTGCCGAGGTCGCTGCACAGTTGTGCAATGATCTGAGCGTCGAGCGCGGCTTCCAAATCGGCGTAGGTGGCGTATGCGGTCATGGGTTCCGCCTAGAGAGGGGGGTGGGAACCGAAGTCCCCACCACCCTCATCCTGAGAGGCTGAATAATCAGGCAACGACGGTGGCGCACAGGAACCCAGAGACTGGAGCAACCAGTTCCGAGGTGCTGTTGTCAATGACGCGACCTTCAATACGGCGATCCTTCGGATCGTCCCAGTTCTCAACTGTCATATCTTCAAAGGCGAAGATTTGGCAAGTGCTGAACGAGGTCGAACCTTCGACACCAATCAAGCCACCCGGACGGCTCACGAATACGGCAGAATTGCCGTACACGAACGAACGAGTCGCCGAGGATGCGCCCTTGCGGGTCGTAATCTTGACCGAGTCGTCAACAACAATGGAAACGCCGAACAGATTCGGCGGGAGGCCGTAACGGCTGAAGATGTCAGAGCCTTGCAAGAACGGCAAGGCGGCTGGGTAGTTCTTCACATAGTTACGGATTTCGTCCGCCTGTGAGATGATATTTGCAACGGTCGGACTGATGACCATGCAAATGTCTTCACTACGAACCGCGCCACCAGTAGCAAGCGAGATGCGCTGGAGCGCGTCTTGGATGCTTGCCTGAATGACGTTAGTGCTTGAACTCGTCCAAACGCCCTTCCAACCACTAGCAGTAGCCTGATAGTTGCCAGCTGCGGTGAACGCAGTCACGGCTGCGCTGTTGGTCAGCGCGGTAGCCGTTCGCATTGAGCGAGCGGTCATAGCGAGCTGTGCCTTGCTGCGAGCGTGCTGGGCAACGATGTCCCACGCGGCTTGCTTGACTGTCTCGTTCGGAATGTAGAACGGGAAGGCAAAGCGTTGAGCCGTGAAGGTAACGAAATCATGCTCGTTCATCTTGCCAACCGGGCGGTCGTTGCCAAGAGGCCAAGCGAATTCGTTAACGTCGGTCACGCGCACGTTGTCGTCCGAATTCAGACGCAGGTAATACCCCGTCTGCTGATTGCAGGCAACGATTTGAGCGTAACGGGTAATGGCAAACGAATTCACCGCACGGGTGAACTCAACTTGGAGAGCGCCAGTTGCGAGCGCGTTGGTGGAGGGGACGTAAGTGTTTAGACCGCCTCCGACTGTTACATAGGCCATTTGATGACCTCCTTTCGATGATTAGTTACAGAGGCTTGACGGAGGGCAGGCGGTACGCCCAGAAGATGGTGTCCACGGCTGCGGCTTCAAGAGCCACGAACAGCGGGACATTGGTACTAGCAGCTGCACCCGCAGTAACCGCTACGCCCGCAGTCCCGGCGATCAAGCCAAGACCAGCAGTAATAGCGACCGATGCGCCGCACTTCAGTTGAACGCAGTTCGACGGCTGGAGACTGATTGGGTCGCCTGCTGCTGCGTGAACCGATGAGTCGAATCGACGGGTTGAACCGTCAGCAACGCCGACAACGTAGTCAGCCGCTGCCGTGGAGGCAGAACCTGAGAACGCGGTCGTTGACATCTTGACGATGGCATAGGGGTTGATGTCAGCGGTAGCAATGAGATTTGGAGAGAATTGAAGCATTGTGGTTTCCTTTTAGCCCTTCATCCGGGCGTTAATTGCCTTTGCAAACTCTTCTGGTTTGCCAGCAAATTGCTTGACTAATGAGCCAACGTCACCAATGTCCATGCCACGCGGCAGGGCTGCTCGGCTCATATCAATCTTGGTTCCGATTGGGTCGCGGGCGAACAGGTCGCGCCATGACTCAAGGAGAGCGACTGGGTTACGGGAGGCCTGCAACTGACCAACAAGCGCCTCGCGCTGTGAGTCTGGGATGCGGTAGCCCTCCTGCTCCATGATCTCCACTTCGCGCTCAAACTTCTCGCGCTTCAACTCGGCTTCAAGACGGGCGAACCGCGACTTGAGGCGAGCGTTTTCTGACCGAAGAGCGTAGGTTGAACGACGGCTGGCAATGACGGATTCGTCTTCCATTTCGTCCTCTTCGCCTGCCTCAACGTCATGGCTCTCGATGTCGATGTGGACTTGACCGTCTTCCTCGGCCATCTCGTCCTTCATCTCATCGTCGTCCGCAGCCATCTCGTCCTTATCGTCCGAGTCGTCCGCGAACTTCTTCTTCATCATGTCCGAGAGTTCGGAGATGGCGCACTTCATGGCCTCCAACTCCTCGCGCATATCGTCGCTGGATGCCATGCTGGCCTCCTCCTTGGTAGTCGTCGGGATAAAGGTATTGAGTCCACCACCAGCCCCGACGAGGTCATGGTTGGACTTAGAACAAGTGATCTTCTCGCCCTTGCGGGTGAAATGGGTATCCGGGAGGGGACGGCGCGGGGTTTCACGCCCGAGCAGCGCCACCTCGGAGAGGTGATTTGAGCCTGACCAAATCTCAGCCGACCGACGCGGGAAGGCGTTGGTGGCAATGAATCGGTCGAAAATATCGCGGTTTACTTCCATGTCGCCCACAATGTACCCAATTCCATCGCGTTCTTCGTAGGAAATTGTGGGGAATCGACCGACAGCGGACTTCGGTTCCTTGCCGTCCTTCTCGTGCATGATGACGAGGCGAGGAAACGAACCGCGAGCCATGTGCTTGCGCGTCGATGCAACGATGTCCTTGAGTCGCTTGTTGTTGAACCGCTTCAGCTCTGGATCCGCCTCCCCGTCATCTATGGCTGGGTCAAACGCCATGAACAGTTCAACGCGCTCAATCATGACCTTGTCGCCGTCTTCGGCAACGGTGTGGGATGTCTTTGCGTTCACGGTCTTCTCCTCTTTGCGGTCTAGTTCCTTGTCCTTGCGCTCCGCCCACGCCTTGCCCGCATCGCCGCCCCACAGGAGCCACGCGATATAGCCAGCGGAATCCTTGCCCCAGCCTTCGCCCTGCTTGTCCACCTCATGCCGAGCGAAGTAGGACACCATCCGGCGCACGGTTTCGGGTGAAAGGTTCGCCCGGTTCTTGATGTCACGCGCCCGCGCCACGCCGATCTCCGTGCCACCCCTGCCGTGCTTCTCGCGCAGCTCAAGGCCACGGGCAGCATTGGATGCCATCTCGGTCGTTGGCTTCAGGTCAATCATGGGGTGGTCAGGGTCTGAATCTGGGCATCAGACAACCGCGTAGGGAAATATTTGAGGGTGCGGATACTGTTGTTGAGCATGACACTTGTATCGGTAATGCTTGTCCCATTTATAGATGGGCCGCCAATACTTAGGAACGTCGGGGCAACACTAAACCCTAGCGTGTTGGTAGCGACCGTCCCGCCGTTCAGGCACAGGCTTGTAGCGGTACTGGCGTAACTAAATGCGCCCTTCGTCAATGCGTTGGCTGTCAGGCTGTTTGCTGTTGTGACGGTCGCTACTGCTAGGTAGTCTGCTAGCCGCAGCGTGAGCGCGGAAGGGGTCTGGTACAAATGCAAGTGCTGGTCATCTACATCACTCGTTGCTATCACAGAGCGGGCGGTCGTACTTGACGCGCTACCGTACCAATTAGAAACAAACGTACCCGTTGTCCCGCCCGTGTACCAAGAACTAAAGTTTGTCCCGGCGGCAATGATGGCGGTATCTACTGCTCGCGTGACTGTACTTGCACCTGTAAGAATTGTTGAAGATGCAACGGAACCTGTTTCTAGTTGTGCGCCCCAAATGTAGTTTGTGCTTGCGGCAGATGTATCAAGGTTGGGATAAACGGTTAGAAGTACACTTGATTGACCACTAACCGTAGTAAATACCACCGACACACGCACCCAACGGTCAGTTGGGATGTTGGAAAATTGTGATCCGAATCCCGATGCGTTGTTAATTGTTACAGCAGGATCGTTACAACTACCCACCGTAGTCAGCGCACTTCCGCCGTTAAACGGAGCCAATCGGAAATATGTTGCGCCGCCAGTTCCGGCGCGTACCCACATACTGTAGGTGTATTGCTGCAATGCTGAAACTGTTTCGGCTGTAGCAAGGCGCTGAAATGTAATATTACTTGCCTTAAAGATACTTGTTCCGGTGAGCGAACCGCCGTCAGGGCCATCAATGCGAGCGACTGGGTTTGGCCCAGAAGATTGAGGTACTGAGTTAATAGAAATAGCGTTTCCGATTCCCCAATCGCCTCCCCAGCAGTATTGACCCTGCCGACACAAATTCGTTGTTGGGGCTTCTAAGAGCAAGCCTTTGGCAACCCCTCCAACGAAATCAAACCGAGGCGCTTGTGGTTGCCCGGCTGGTACTGTCTCCACATAGCCAAGGCTGTTGATGAACGTAGCCCGAGCCGTAGCGTCTGCGCGGCTAAACGTGATACGCGAGTCAAGCGTCCCGCTCATCGTTGTGAAGTCAAGGGACAAGGTCGAGCCGTCGCCAGTTTCAGCCACGCGACCCATCAGCTTGCTCGCACGAGACGAGCCGCTGATCCGTGACATCCTTGGACGATTCGCTCGATTCATTTACAGGTTAGCCCAGAAGGTTCCCATGTCTGTTGCTGCGCTTGCCTTGAATTGCGCGGTGACGTAGGAAGCCCCGGCAACGTCAACCATTGCGTAGGCGGGTTCCACGTTTGCACCAGCCGCCGTAGCGGGCGAGTACAGGTTGGCCGCAGGGGTTCCGCTGACCTGCGTGATGCTTGAGAAGGTGCGCGTATTGAGAGCGCCGTCCATTGGGTAGTTTGGGACGGTTCCGCTCGTAAAGCCGAGCGTGAAGTCAGCGAGGACGGTTGGCATATACCAGAACGAAGAAACATTTGACCGCGTGTAGGTCACTCCGGTCGGAGTGCCAGAGGTCGTTGTAATCGCTGCACCGCCAAGCGTTGCCGAGAGTTGGAACGTGCCTGATCCGTTCGTGGCAATGATGTAGTAGGTGGTCGGGCTTGAATACGCCGGGACGGTAATTGTTCCCGTTCCGCCAAATGTTCCGGCAATAGTGACGGCCTGCCCGACCGCTAGGGTAGGGTTCGCGTTGCAGGTGAAGTTACCTGCGGTGTCGGCAATGGTGACACCCGCAAGCGTGCCAGCGGTATCGAGGTACTTACGCCATCCGAGGAGGCGCATACCGATGGCGCTTTGCGCGGAGGTTGCCGAGATCATGAACGGCATGACGTACAGGAGGGATGGGTTCGTTCCGCTCACCGATGACGTATTGACATCCCACAAGAGGACGTTCCCAGTTCCTGAAGCGCCGCTAGAAGGGGCAGCTTGCAGGAGAATGGACGAGGCGGTGGCGTAAGCCGACGGAGCCTGCAAGGCTGTGGCGCGGCGGAAGTTCTCTTGTGCTGTGTTGATGACGGGCATTTACAGTTCTCCTCTGCGCTTCATGTCGAGCGCGATTGCGACCGCTTGGTCTTGTGGCTTGCCTTCTTTGATGAGCTTGGCGATCTTCGCGCCGACGGCTGGGTCAGCGGCGGACATGATCTTCAGCCCTGCCTTCTGCTCCTCGGTCTGGTCGCGGGTCATGCGGGTCTTCGCGCCGGGGCGGGAGGATCGAGGTTTCAATGCAAACTTTGAAGCGTAACTACTTGACAACACTTCCTGCTCAATCGCCTTGGCATCAAGACTTTGGTTTGTCATCCGATGTGATTTTGGCAGGTTCCCGTTTGTTTGAATGCGAACGGTTTCGCCTGAGTATTTCTTGAACCGCGCAATCTTGTTGCCATTTGAGTCAACATCAAACCCAAGAAACTCCGCACGAAGTTCTGGCATATCAACCTTCATCGCAAACGCGTCCTTCGCGCCGGGGCGGGAGGACAGGGTCATCCCTAATTTCCGCGCTCTCTTTTGCAACCCCCAAATCTCTGTCGATGTTTCTTTGAAAGCAATTTCCGATTTCCTATAAATTGCGTTTTCCTTATCTAGAAGTCGTTTTAGTTTTTCCCTCTTTTTCATATCAGGCGTGGTATAAGTTTTTGAGGTCAAATCATATATTCTTGGAGTTGCAGCTTTAATATAAGCCCCCAGTTCCCTATAACGCGGCAACAAAGTATTCAGCTTGCGTTGAATTGTCGCTTTCTCTTCATCCAGAGCAGCGGCGCGTGCGGCTGCGCGTGCGGCTGCCGCTGCCTTCTCTTGGGCGATTTCTTCCTTGCGGGCGGGCGAACCCCTGAGTGGGGCTGGGCCGAATCCAAACTCTGCCTTCGCGCCAGCGCGGGCAAAGTTATAGTCATTTAATACTTCTATGGATTCACTAATTCCGGTTGCTGCTTCATCAAAAATTGATCGATATTCTTCAGCGTCAACATCGCCATTCACCGTTCGCGATTTTACATAAGCCAATTTTTTTGCTAAAGCAGCCGCAAGTTCCCTCATTCCGGACATGGCATCGTTGTAATCCGATTCAATTCTCTTGAGTACCGCTACATTCTTTTTGGTCAATAGCGCCTTTTTGCGTACTGCTGCTGCTGCCTTCTCTTGGGCGATTTCCGCCTTGCGTGCAGGTGACCCCTTTAATGGGGCTGGCCCCATTGCTGCAAATCCAAGACGGGCGGCGATTTCTTTGCCTGTGTTGCTCATGCCGTGCATCGTAGCGATCTCCATTGCGATTTATTTATGCGTTTACGAAACCGGGGTCAGGAACTTGGCGCGTGTCCACGAGCCGCTGACGCGCCCCGTTGTGCTTGGCAATAGCGGCTGGGTCAATCGTCCCGTTCGGGCGCGTCCAACGCTCGCGCAAAGCCTCGGCGGCGGGGACGGGAATGACGGCGCAGCGGCAGTTGAACCCAAGCGGCGGGGCAATTCCAAGGCGGTCAAAGTCTGCCATCGTCCCAACGTAGCCGTCAAAGGCTCGGTGTGTGTCCCGCGTGCGCGGGTCTCTGGTGGCGCTGAATTGCACCAGCGGGACGAATGCCTGTACCCGCTCATCCCGTAGGACTTCGGCGCTGCCTTCGGTCATGGCGCGGTTCGTGTTCGTCCGCAGGACGGTTTCAAGGCGGGAAGCCGTCAACCCCGTCCCGGTCATCATCTGGGCGGTGGTCACGAAGTCGCCAAGGTTCATGGTCTTGATGAGCTTGCCGACCACGCTCTTGCTGGGGCGCTCCTCGATGACCTGCGCGATCAGTTCCTGCACCATCCGCGCTTGTGCGACAGGCATGGCGGTCACGAAGAAGGTGGTATCAACGATCCGCTTGACCCGGGAGATAGCCCCTTGCGGCCCTCTTGTAACACCACGTAACAACGAATCAAGGATCGGGGACTGCTTGCGGAGGTCAGGAAGGGCGTTTTCGCGCTCATGGTCGGTGACATCCCCGGCGCTGGCGGCGGCCGCCTTGACGAGTAAATCCCAATCGGCGCGGGTGATCGGGACGCGCTTACGGAACCAGCCCGTGATCGGAGCCATCCACTTCGTCCCGAAACCCTCAAGGGAAATCGGCACATCCCGGTCAAACTTGACCGCGTCCCCGTCGTTGAGCATCCCTTCTACAGCCTCGTCTGGGATCTTGGCGGTATCGACCGTATCCCGCGCACCGAACAGCCACGATGCCATCAGGAGCGCCGCAGTCGCCTCATGGAACTCCGCCCACGCGGGGAGGGGATCTTCGCCCCGGATCTGAGCCGCGACCGCCCTGCGGTACGCCTGTTGCGACTGGCGCAGAACCTTGCGAAGGTGCTTGTCGAGGTCGGCTTTGTTCATCGCTTGCGCTTGCGGACGGCGGCTACCTTCGGTGCTTCAGGGGCTGGCTCGTCACCCTCGCTCTCGTTGCCCTGCCCAAGCATGGCGGAGAGCGGGTTACTCGATGCGCCCGCGCTGCCTGCGGCTTGACCGCCGAGAACAGATTCCCCGTCTTCCGGGTCGGACAGCCCGAGGAGGTCGCGCACTTCGCGCTCGCTGACGCGGCCGCCCATCGAAATGAACGTCTGAATTGCTTCCAGCCGCTCCTTGGGGTTCGGGCGCTCAGGGGCGAACACGAACCGAATGCGGCGGGCATCCTCTTCGGAGGCTCCGAGCATCCCAGCAATGATGCGAACGAGGTCGGTGGTCAGGCTCTCCGCGAGGCAATCCGCGTGATAGCGGATTACGCGGGAAAGGGTATCGGCGTGGAGGTCAGCAACGCCTGACCCCATACCCGTCCCGCCAGCCTCGCTAGAGAGCGACTGACCGAGGATTGCTTCCTTGAGTTTCCCGGAAAGCCAGTTGACCAGCTCCATAAAGATCTGGGCGCGTCCACCGTTTGCGTCCTTGATGTCGATGTCGTACATACTCTCCGTCGGACTGATGCGGGGCAGGACGACCGAGTTGTCATTGACCAAGTTCTGCAAGATGGTCATCATCTCGCTCTTGGCTGCATCGTTCCCTGCTGGGTAGTACCCAACGCGGATGCCGAGGGCGTACCGCTCCACATAGGCGGCGGCGTTCTGTAGGACTTCCTGTTTCAGGAGCCAGATGTACCAGCAGACATCTCGCGCACCAACGCCACGGTAGACCGTCTCGGCGCTGTTCGGGTCGATGAAGTTTGGCGCGGTGGTAAAGACGCGGTGCAGGACAATGGCGCGGCGTTCGTTGTCGTCGAACAGGTGGACGAGCGAGTCGAAGCCAAGGTCGGTGACGGAGGCCTGATTGATGTAGGCGCTACCAACGCGCATCGCCACGTTCCCGGTCTGGTCAAAGGCAAGGGTATCGGAGGCGAGCGGTAGCCATTCGCGGATGCGTACCCCAAGGCGCGGGTCGCGGTCGTAGACCACGTTCACGGCGCTGCACCCGTACCAAACGGCTTCGTGCAGGGAGCGGAACATATCGCTTCGGCGCGGGGCTGCGCCAATGATCTCGGCAATGCGGTCGGCGAGCTTGACGAGGCGCGGGTCTGATTCGTCGTCGGAAAGTACGTTCCACTCCAACCCGGCAAGGGTCACGAGCAGGGATCGCAGCACGCCCTCAATGTCCGCGTCTGCTCGCATCATCGCCTGATAGTTCGGGTCAAGGCGGTAGGCGAGGCTAGAGTTCCGCAGCATCAGGCTGGCGGTGCGGAAGAACGTCCGCTGCACTTCCACGGGCATGGCGAGCGGCCCGGTTAACCCGCGATCAATCGGAGGCGGCAGCGGCTTGCGCGGTCGCTTGGTTGGTGGCAAGCCTGCGCCGGGGATCGACTGACGTTGCGAAAGCGGGTTGTTGATCGGGTCGGGCATCAGGATTTCTCGTATGCAAGGGCTTTGATCTGGTCTACCGTCATGCGCTTAGAAACGCCGTTCGGCTGTTTCACTTCGTAGGACGTAGCAAAGGCTGGCGGGTTGGTCTGCCCGCTATGGAAGTCAAGCGTATACCCGCGCTGCTTGAGCGCCGCTTCGGCTTGGTCGATGGTCAGCTTGCGCTTGCTTGTCGGCATGGCGAAGATGCCCAGTCGGCGCATGATGTCCTTACGCTGGCTCACGCCTTCGCCTTTGCGGCGGGGCGGGCGAAACCCTTGTATGGCTTAGACAGATCCAAGATTTGAACCCGGAACGAATGCCAGCCCGCTGCGGCTGCACGCTTCTTGACATCTTCCATCTGGGCAGGAGTCTTGGCTTGCGTTGAGAGAACCTGCTGGTGAATGGCATCCGTCTCGCCCTTTGGCAATCCCCAAAGCACATATTCCTTTTCAAACTTCGCCTTTACGCCGGGGCGGGAGGCGGTGGTACTAGGAATACGCCACGCGCCACCGCTGTATCGAAGTCCTTGGTCGTACGCCTTTTGGTATCCGCGTTCGTACCCTTCAATTCCATTCCAAGATTCTTCGTGCGTAGTGTCGTACCGCTCCCAGCCGCTCCCTTGATTTACCTCTACGGCTATATACCCGTTGTGCAGTTTTTTCGTTCGGAACTGAGGCTTTGCAAACTTTGCTTTTGCGCCCGTGCGGGAGGACTTGGCCTTCTTCAGTTCGTCGTACACCTCGCTACCAATTCGCTTGTAGGTTCCTTCGCCAAGCACCGAGTCAATCGCCTGCGGAACCGACAAGCCCTTGGATACCAGCGTAAGAATCTTGTCGCTGATTGCCGCGTTGTTGCGGATCTGATCCAGCGCGGCATCGGCAAACTTCGCCTTCGCGCCTGCGCGGGAGAACGGAGACTTCGACGCGCCAAGGATCATCGACTGGGACTTCACGGCGATCCGCAGTTGCTCAACGTAATGCTCGATGTCCTTTGCGCTGGTCGCGGAGTTGATGACCTTGATGGCGTTGGTGACGTATGCGTCAAGAGCGGCGAGGCGCTCCTTGACCTTGTCGCGCATAAACTTGTAGTTGGTGATTGCGTCCTTAGCTGCGGCTTTTGCCTCGGAGACTTGCTTGCGATACTCCGGCGACTTGGGATCTGCTGGGTCGGCGGTCAACGCGGTAGCCGCGTAGCCAACGCGAGACAAAAAGCCCATCTCTGCCTTTGCGCCGAAGCGCGAGAAATTACCTGACCATTTAGGGTCTAATGTAATCCCTAGAGATTTTGCGTCAGCCTGATTTTCTTGAATCATCTGCCGCGCTCGTCGGAGATAAGCAACCTGATCCTTCATTTTCTTATTTTCAGCATCAAGCTTTAGGCTTAATTGCGCTTTCCTTTTGATATCACGCGTATTTTTTATTTCGGCGGTCAATCTTTCAATTTCGTCTTTTATAAATCTCATATTGGAACTGAGATTGCGCATCTCCCCCGCCTCATACCGAATGTTGGTTTCAATTCTTCGTTGATTTTCCTTCATCTCAGACGGGGAGAGTCCGAACTTCGCCTTCGCGCCTTGCGCCGCGAATCCCAAACGCTTCTCGATGTCTTGCTTGCTCATGTGGTTCCTTTGGTGAGTAGTCCACGAGCATCGTAGCGATTCAGCCGAACATTCTGCGCTTGACTGCGCGAGAATCAAACATCCTGCTTGTATCGGTCGCCACCGTGACCGCGCCGCCCGAGGTCACCACCGTCCCGCTTGACGCTGCCGTGCAGAGGTCAACAACGCAATCAACCGTATCGTCGTGGCTACCAGCGGGGAAGGCGAGCAT